TTTTAAATAATTCAACGAGGAATTATAAGTAATGGCTAACATTTCAAAACCCGGTAAGCTTAATCTTCTGTGGGCTTCCGGTGGAGATATTCTTGATCCGGGTGATACTAAATATCAAACTGGATGGAGTGTAGAAGTTCCACCGCGTCAATGGGAAAACTATATTCAGAATAAGCAAGACCAAGCAATTGCACATATCAATCAGCACGGTATTGCTGTGTGGGATGCTGATACTGAATATCAAGCTAATACCAGTTACACGCAGGGTCAAACTAACGGGACTATTTACCGTGCAAAAGTAACGCACTCGGGACAGAACCCAGAACTTGATACACTGAATACTTACTGGGACATTGCCTTTGCTGCTGCTGGCGATTTTTATACTAAGGCCGAAGTCGATGACGATTTTCTGGCTAAAGATCAAAATTTGGGCGACATTCCTAATGCAACAACAGCTCGGACAAATCTGAACGTTTACAGTAAAGCCGAAACTTATACTAAAACTGAGGTTGATAATAAAACCACCGTTGCATCTACGGCACAGGCCCAAGCTTTGAGCAGTAACACTGTGCTAATGACACCAGCCAGAACAAAAGATGCGTTTAATGCTTCTGGTCTACCTCCACTTTTCGGGGTAAGGGCATGGGGTTGTATATCTGGTGGTTCCTCCTCACTGCCTGCCTCCATTAAGGCCGCTGGTAATATTCTGTCGGTTACAAGGTCAACAACTGGTATTGTACGAGTCACATTTGAACAAAATATGCCAGACGAGAACTTTGCGGTAGTTATTACGGGCGTTTCAACATCGACCGGCTCTCAAACAGAGATGGATGGGATTACATATTACGACAAAACAGTAGGCGGATTTACCTTAGAGTCCTTTGGTAATGCAACATCAAGAGCCGACTTCTTTGATATTTCTTTTATTGTGGTAAGATAATATGGCCCAAAAAATATCCCCATTTTTGCAAAGCAAGTATGGATGGGACTTTGGTGAGTCCGGCTGGAATACGGGTATGGATGAAAATCTTCTGAAGTTTTCATTCTTATTTGACGGAAATGTTGATGGGTTGGTAAGCTCATTACCGATAGCTTCTAATGGACAAGCCTATTTTTTGGAGACCGATAATAGGCTTTATTTTTCGGTAAATTCCATTTGGTACTCCACTCCTACACCGAAGTGGTTTATTTTTAGGATAAAGACCACAGGGGAAACTTATCAGTTCGACGGATCATCTGCCGTACAAGTAGACTCCATAGCAGAGGTTCAGACAAAACTTCTAGATTTAGAGGGTGTAATAAATTCTTTAGGGACTGCGGCCTTTGAGTCGTCAGATAGTTTTGTAGCTCCGAGTCAACTGGATGTAGCGGAAGCCAATGCAGCCGCTTACACTGATGCAGCAAGGTATGTACAAAATTTCCCAGACGTTGCTACAGTTCGCCTCGCTGGCGCTGGTGGGCGCTTTGACGGAGACGTGGCATACCTACTGTCTTACTATAGCGGCAGTCAGTATGGCGGGGGACTATTGAAATGGGACGCTGTTAGTAGTGAGGTTGATAACGGTGTCACTGTATTCGCTGTATCCGGTATAGACGTTGGACGTTGGAAAAGACCAGAGAGCCACACCCTCACAGTAGATGATGCTGGTTTGTTGCACGAGGAAACCCCCACAACAGATCAAACCTCTCAAGTTGAAGCTTTCTTAGCATCTGCCTCTAGTCGTCCTTTGGTCGTAGGTAGGGCCATCAGAGTAGGTATTAACGACACCATCAGCATACCCTCCTCACTTCATTGGCTGGCCAATGGATTTGAGCTATTCACTCTTTCCAGTTTTGCTGGAGATGCCGGATTCAGGGTTGTACTTAAGCACGAAGATTGTGAAAATGTTTATGTTGAATCTTTGGTTGTAAATGGGAACGCAACAGCATTTGGCGGACTGTACCCCGTTGTTACTGGCGACATTCCTCGTGGTGTTGCAGTGATGGGTGGCTGTAAGAATATTGAATATAAGTACACACAAGCAGTAGATGTTGTTGGTAATGCATTTATACACTTGAGTGGTGGTGCTTATGAGAAATCAGAGGAAATCAGATTTACCTCGTGTGTTGCCACCAACTGCGGCTTAGGTTTTGGTCAGGAAATCAAACAAGGGGTACAAATAACGTCAGATGGACCGGGCACAACTGTGTACGACAATTGTGTAGCTGATCTTTGTAACTTTGGTCTTTATTTAGCAGGCGGAGACGCAAGAGTTGTCGACGGTCATTACCACTCAAAGAGACAACAAGCTCTCACTTGCTATACAGGGGACGGTCATGCCAAAACAACTGTACACCTGTCCGGTAAGCCGGTGTTTGAGATGACGCCAGAGGTCGGGCAAAACGATCTTGCATACATCCACTGCATCAACAAGCAAACTGTTGCACCCAACTATCAACTACAACAAGAATTGTTTGTAACCGGAGACCAGCCACACTTTATCTGTAATCACGGCGGGATAAACTTGGCAATTGAAGAGGGTTCCAATCTATCCTTCCTTGCTCCCGTTTTTGTTGGTGGTGCTTCTTGTGTAAGAACTGTCAAATCTACCTTCACTGGACCATACAAGCAAGGTAATATTTGTCTTGGTGCAGCAGATATGTCTGACTTTAGTGCCGACGGAATTCGTGCCAATTTAAAGTTGTCTGCTGTGTCTCCAAGTTTCTATGCTCCGAGCACAACCACCGCCCAGTCCGTTCTCCTTCTGGATGGGGCCGATGTAACTTTATACGGTCCCTCGTTTGGCTCCTCTGCAAGCGGTGTGAACCAACCTGTATCGGGAGTAAGGACCGATGTGTCTGGTACAAAGCTTGTCGTAAGGGACTCCAAGGACTATGGTGTGTCGGGGACACTTTTCTCTGCGACACTCGCTAATGCAACTAACTGGCTTATTGAAAACTCCCCTACCAGTGCGACCTCCATTGTTGTCAGGGATCATATTGGTAGCGCAACCTACGATCCTCCATCTTTGGCGGACGGCGCAGGAGTTACAACAACAGTTTCTGTGCCCGGTGCCAACTTAGGAGATTTTGCCTTTGCTTCGTTCAGCCAGAGCCTGCAAGGCGTTACCGTGACAGCTTTTGTTAGCTCCGCTAACACTGTCTCTGTCAGATTCCAAAACGAGACAGGGGCTGCTATTGATTTAACGTCGGGCACTATTTTTGCTAAGTCTATGCGACCCGTCTAGGTGTTTTATGAACTCTCTCTATAAAAAATTTGCAGCATACGGCCTAGGAGGGGCCGTAGCTCTCTCGGGGGCATACCTAGTTGCTCCTTGGGAAGGAAAGGAAAATAAGGTTTATGTTGATCCTGTAGGTATTCTAACTAGCTGCTATGGGCACACTGGACCAGAGCTTAAAAAAGGACAAGTGTTCACAGACGAACAGTGTTTGAACCAGCTTGCAGAAGATTTGGTAAAGCATGATAAGCAGATGATGAGGTACATCCACGTACCATTAACTGATAAAGAACATGCGGCATACCTTTCTTTCACATACAATCTTGGTGTTGGTGCATTCAGTAAGTCCACGCTTCTCAAGAAACTCAATCAAAAGGAATTTGAAGCTGCTTGTAAAGAGCTTGATAAGTGGGTTTATGCTGGCGGAAAGAAGCTAAATGGGTTGGTTAAAAGGCGTGCTGCTGAAAGGGAGATGTGCCTAGAGGGAGTTAAGGAAAGGGGTTTGATTAATGAAAATCGTAAATGATTGGAAAGCTCAGCTTAGATCTTACTCCTTTCTTTCTCTGCTTGCAATTATACTTTCCACACTCTCGTGGGGTGGTTTGGCTGTCCTTGGTGTTGTATCAGGATACATGTCATTCTGGGGGCTGCTAACAACAGCCTCCATTTTTGCTGTAATAGGCATGGTTGGTAAGTTTATCGATCAAGACCTAAAGAATGATGGGAAGATGTTCTGGGAGGAATCAGAGATTTCCGAGGAAAACAAAAATGTTTAAATTTCTCTCCTCTCCTCTCATCAAAGTTTTGTTTATAAGCAACCTTGTTTTCTTAGCGTCAACAGGGTTGTTTGCTTACTATTCTTACAGTTTAAAAGGCGATCTGTCTGTAGCTGAGCGCGACTTAGGCAACTGTGCAAACGCTAATTTGAGCCTTCAAAACTCCTTGAAACAACAGGAATTATCTTGCAAGGCAGATGACGTTGCCATTGTAGAACTAACGTCTGAGAAGAAGGAGCTTCAAGATAAAATGGA